GGAAGAGGACAGAATCTGATATAGCAGACGATCCTGCTCAACATAAACAAAGTCATGTCATAGAATTAACTGATGGTGGTAATTGGACTGGAAATATAGTAGCATTACCTAATAACAGAGTTCGTGCAACGAGTCCTGCGTTATGGGAAACTGGAGAGGGTGCACCAGATTTTAAACCAAGTCAGTGGATTCATAATGCAGAATGTGATAATAGTTATATGGACCCTAAGGTTACTTTTGATAACTTGTATAAGGAATAAAAGATGACAACTTCAAGCTCTACTGACTTTAATTTAGATGTAGCCGAGTACATTGAAGAAGCTTTTGAGAGATGTGGCTTAGAAGCTAAAACTGGTTACGATTTACAAACTGCCAAGCGTTCTATGAATATTATGCTTGCGGAGTGGGCAAATCGTGGCCTTAATCAATGGACTATTGAACAAAGAACTCAAGCTTTAACGGCTAATGATTCAGAATATAGTTTAGGTACAGATATAATAGATATATTATCTGTCGTTGTACGAAGAAGTGGCACAGACTTTAGTATGACTAGAATAAGTAGAGACACGTTTATCAATTTGCCTAACAAAACATCCACAAGTAGACCAACACAATACTTTTTAGATAGACAAATAACACCTAATCTTAAATTATATCCTACACCCGAAAACAGCACAGATGTAATTGTCTATGACGCTTTGACAAGGATGCAAGACGCTGATACGCAAGTTAATACTCTTGAAATACCTTTTAGATTTATACCTTGTCTAACAGCTGGTTTGGCTTATTATATTGCTATGAAAAGAGCACCAGATAGAATACAATTGTTAAAAAGTGTATATGAAGAGGAATTTGAAAGAGCGATGGCTGAAGATAGGGATAGATCAGCATTTAATGTGACACCTAAACTTGATTACTATAAGGTTGGATAATGCCTTTTGCTAGTGGTAAATATGCTTACAGAATATCAGATAGGTCTGGATTTAGGTATCGTCTGAAAGATACAAGAAAAGAATGGAATGGCTCAATTGTTGGTAAAGACGAGTATGAAGAAAAACATCCTCAATTAGAACCAGTTAGATCAACACCTGACCCTGAAGCAATAAGAGATGCTAGACCCGACACAAAAGATGACAATAAAAAATTTACAGTATACACTAATACTGGACTAGGTAATTTAGGTAGTTTATTAACAGCATTCAGTGCAACAGCAAGTGTTGGCACAGTAACAGTGAGTACGTCATGAGTTTTACGCTTACAACATTAACTTCATCTATTCAAGAGTGGACACAAAATGATGAGGCAACATTTGTAGCAGAGATACCATTTTTCATAAAAAATGCAGAAGAGAGAATATTTAAAGTAGTTGATTTAGATTATTTTAGAAAAAATGTTACAGGTTCTATGACAAGTGGTAATAAATTTTTAGAAAAACCATCAGATTATTTAGCAACATTTTCTTTATCTTATGTTAACTCAAGTAGTCAAAATGTTTTTTTACTACAGAAAGATGTAAATTACATTCAAGAGTTTACTCCTAACCCAAGCACCACAGGAAGTCCAAGGTTTTACTCCTCTTTTGATGTGGATACATTTATTGTCGCACCAACACCTGATACAAGTTACGCAGTTGAATTGCATTACTATTACAGACCTGCCTCTTTGACAACTGATAATTCTGGAACAACATGGATTAGCACAAATGCACCAGATGCTTTGTTATACGCTTGTTTAGTTGAAGCTTATACTTTCATGAAGGGTGAAAATGATCTTCTTCAACTTTATACTGCACGTTTTACAGAAGCGATGAGTAGGCTTAAAATATACGGCGAAGCACAAGAAAATACCGATGCTTACAGGGAGGGTTTAGTCCGAATCCCAAAACAATAAAAAGGTAGCAAAATGAAGAAAAAAGATAAGAGTGTAGCTATTGTAGCTTTAGGCAATAGCTTTAATGAATATATTCTAGCACGAATTAGAAGTGAAAAGTTTGACGAGGTTTGGACAATAAACTCTATGTCAGGTGTAATTTATCATGACAAATGTTTTATGATGGATCCACCTTCAAGGTTTCTCGACACACCTAATGCTGGTAAACAAACAAATATAATGCAAGACAGATTAACAAAAAAAATGAATATACCCATTTATTCTTGTGCTTTAGACGATAGATGTCCAGATGTAATAGAATTTCCATTACAAGATGTAATACAAAAAACTGGTTATGCTTATTTTAATAACACTGTTTCATATGCAATAGCATATGCCATAGCACAAGATACAACTAATTTACATTTGTTCGGTATTGACTTTACACATAAAGATGTTGCTTTTGCAGAAGCTGGTAGAGCTTGTTGTGAATTTTGGTTAGCTATAGCCATATCAAAAAAAATTAAAATACACATTGCGAATAGTTCTTCGCTTTTAGATATGAATGTTCCAGATGATGAAAAGTTATATGGTTATCATCGATTAGATGATCCACTTGTTTCTACAACTACACAAGGCAATATGTTAATTACAAAAAAATCTAAACTTGAGCCACCAAATCCTATAGACTTTAAAAAAAATTTAATTGGTAGGAAGGATATACCTGGCATAAGCTATGAGGAGAAAGAAAATGTTTAATATAAACTTAACAGAAGTAGGTAACGTCAATATAAAAACATCAGATCAAGGTGGTTTAACAAATGAACAAATAGCTGATCTTGCTGTAGATAAAATTGCAAGCATATCAGATCAAGCGCCTGCTCATGTAAGACAACAAGCAAAATTATTTAAAGAACAACTCAAAGGAATTTTGTATCATTATCTACTATTGGCAAGAAGAGAGGAACGTGCTAATATTATCCAAGTCCTAAGATCAAGTGGTCAAAAGGAAACGGCTGAATATATAAGGAGACTCTAATATGGCTATAGCACAAGCAATGTGTACTTCTTTCAAAACAGATTTATTGAACGCAGTACATAATTTTGCCACAAATGGTAACACATTTAAACTTGCATTATACGCAGAAGGTGGTGGTGGAAAATCATCAACAACTGCAACATTAGGTGCAACTACAACTGCGTTCACAACAACTGGAGAAGTAGCAAACAGTGGTTCTTACACATCTGGTGGAGGTACTTTAACAAAAGTTGCTCCAACTGCATCTGGAACAACTGCATTTACAGATTTTGCAGATTTAAGTTTTACAACTGCTACTATTACTGCAATGGGTGCATTAATTTATAACGACACTGCATCTGGTAATAATGCAGTTTGTGTTTTAGATTTTACATCTAACAAAACATCAACATCTGGAACATTTACAATTCAGTTTCCAACGGCTGATGCAAGTAATGCGATCATAAGGATAGCATAAATTGTCAAACACTACCTTACAAGGTTGGGGTAGAGGCACATGGGGTCAAGGTCCTTGGAATGAGGAAATTGACGTTGTTGTTACTGGTGTTCAAGGCACAACTGGGTTAGGGACTCCATTAGGACTGCCTGGTATTTTTGTAAATACTACGGGTGTTTCTGCAACTACTGCTATAAGTCAAACTGGAGCTAGTACAGTCACATTTACTGTTACTGTTGTTTCTGGTAATCCTTCAAATCACCCATATTACAATCAAGGATCAACAAATAAGTACGCTATTGGTGGATCGACTGCTACCAGTGATGTTACTTTAACTATGTATGAAGGCAATACATATAGATTTGATCAAAGTGATAGTAGTAATGATGGTCATCCAATTAATCTTTATGAGGATAAAGACAAAAATACAACATACACAAGTGGTGTAAGTTACAATATAGATGGTTCTTCTGTTTCTCAATCATCTTATGTTGATACGTCTACATTTAATGCAGGCACAACCAGATATGTAGAAATAACTGTTCCAGACGGAGCACCAACATTGCATTATCAATGTTATAATCATGCTTTGATGGGATATTTTGCCAACACTCTTGGTATCCCTAATGTAGCAACAACAACTGGAGCACCTGTAACTGGTAATGTAGGTACAACTGGACTAGGTTCTGAGACTGTTGTATCAAGTGTAGATATAGCAGTTACATTAGGTGCAGCACAAAGTGGAATATCAAGTGTTGTCACAATACCACAATGTGTGGTATCTTTAACGGGAGTTAGTGCCACGGGTGGCACTGGCGAGGAATTGGTCTATAGTTTGATCGTTCCTAATCAAACAGCTAACTGGCAAGAGGTCGCATAATGGCAAGTACATTTGTAAATAATTTAAGACTCGAAGAAATGAATACTGGCGAACAGTCAGGAACTTGGGGTACTAAAACAAACACTAATTTAGAATTGATAGGTGAAGCATTAGGTTTTGGCACAGAAGGCATAACAACAAATGCTGACACTCATACAACAACAGTAGCAGATGCCTCTACCGATCCAGGTAGAGCCATGTTTATTAAATATACTGGAACACTTGATTCTGCTTGTACTATTACAATAGCACCAAATACTTTAAATAGAGTGCATATTATTGAAAACGGAACAAGTGGTTCACAAAATATAATTATATCACAAGGGTCTGGAGCTAATGTAACAATAGCACCAGGCACTGCAAAAGTTGTTTACTTAGACGGAGCAGGTTCTGGTGCAGCAGTGATTGATGCTTTTGCACATTTGGCAGCCGTAGATCTTACTGTAGATGATGATCTAATCGTAAGTGATGATGTTACGTTAAAATCAGATAGTGCTGTTCTTGGTTTTGGAGCAGACACAGATACAACTCTTACTCATACTGATGGAACTGGACTCACACTAAATAGTACAAATAAATTAACTTTTGGCGATGCTGCAAGTTTCGTACAACAATCATCTGATGGGACATTGAGAATAGATGGTGAGGCAATAATTGATTTAAATGCTAGTACAAGAGTTGATGTATCAACAGATTTACAAGTTGGTGATGATTTAACTTTAGCATCTGACAGTGCAGTATTGGGTTTTGGTGCGGACACAGATACCACATTGACACATACAGATGGCACTGGACTTACTTTAAATAGCACTAACAAATTATGTTTTGGCGACACAGGTACTTTTATACATCAATCAGCAGATGGAGTGCTTGATATAGTATCAGATTCTGAAGTTGAGATAAATGGCACAACGATAGATATTAATGGTGATGCAGATGTATCGGGTGATGTGGCAGTTGGAGATGATATAACTGTAGCAGGCAGAGCATCTGGTCATGTAACAACTGATAACGATGGAGATTTTGATTTATCTGTTGGTAACGATTTCAAATGCACAAGTGCAGGTAATTTAACTTTAACTTTTTCAAACCCTACAGCAGGTCAATCTGGTAATGTAATGTTTGTTAATGGTGGCAATCATACAATATCTGCTCATGCAAGTGTTGCTATAAACGCTGATGTATTGACAACAATATCGGCAACTGGAACATACCATTTAGCGTATTACTGTAGTGCATCGAGTGGTAATGACACTATTTTAGTATCGGCTTCAGCAGTATTAACATAAGGTAATTAATGAGTGTAATTAAAGCAAATGGTGCAGGTGAAGTAAGCACAGGTTTTTACAATGGTGTTATTTCACGAAGTTTAAGATTTGATGCCACAAGTTCAACAAGACTTGAATCTCCTACTTTTTCCTCAGATGGTGGTGATACATGGACTTGGAGTGCATGGGTAAAGTTTCATGATTTATCAAAATCGAAACAAATACTTTTTGGTAGAAGTGGTAATAATGCTTGTTTAATTTATAATGATGGTGGTACTGGTGAGGGTGAATTAGACCTTAATGATGATGGTGCAGTTGTAAGAAGGTCAACTGGTTTTTTTAGAGATGTAAGTAACTGGTATCATGTAACATTAAATGGCAACGGAACTGTCAATAAGCTATGGGTAAATGGAGTAGAAGTAAATTTTCCATCAACAGCAAATATTGGTGATTTAAATGCAGCAGTAGTTCATTATATTGGATATGGTATAAATAGTAATTTTTATGCAGATATAACTTTTGCAGATATTAATTTTGTAAGTGGAACAGCATTAGACTATAGTGCTTTTGCTGAATTTAAGAATGGTGTTCTTATACCTATTGAGCCAAGTGTGACTTATGGTGGAAATGG